AATGAAACGCATCAATAAGCAAATTAGTAATTTGCCTAAAGAAGCTTTTACTGAATTCGTAAAAGGCACGCCTATACGTAGCGGCAATGCTAGAAGAAAAACTAGACTAAGTGGTAACAAAATTGTTGCTGGTTATAACTATGCACAGAAATTAGATGAGGGCTTTAGTAAACAAGCGCCTGATGGTATGACTAAGCCTACAGAACAGTTCGTAGAAAAGCGTATGACAGAGATATTAAGAAAGAAATAAAATGGCAGATTTAAGTTATACAATCACGGTCAATTCTAGTGGTGCAGTTACTTCTTTAAAGAAAGTTGAAACACAAGTTAAAGCCGTCAATGATAGCTTTGCTAAATTAAAAACTGCAATTGCAGGAATAGCACTAACTGGTCTTATAACTAAAACAATACAGTTTGCAGACGCTATACAAGATGTAAGTGATGCTACTGGCATTGCAGTTGATAAAATTCTTGGTTTTAGTAGAGCAGTATCATTAAATGGTGGTACAGCAGATGATGCTAATACAGCATTACTAAAATTTAATGAAACTATTGGTAAAGCAGGTGATGGCGCAGTAGGAGCGCAAGCCGCATTTGCTAGTATTGGTGTATCATTAAATGATTTAAGAACACTAAGCTCTGAAGATTTATTTGTAAAAACAATTGATGGCATTGGTAAAGTTGGCGACCTTAGCGAACAAGCAAGATTAAAAACAGAATTGTTTGGTAAAAGTTTACGTACCACCAGTTTAACAGGTGTAAGTTCGCAGTTTGCACAAGCTACAAAAGAAAGCGAAGCATATGCAAGTAGCGTCAAAGCTGCCGCTGATTTACAAAACAAATTAGATATGGCTTTTAAAACTTTACAGCAAAGCATATTAAAAACAATTGAGCCATTAGCAAACTTTGTTAATAAGTTAGAGCCAGAACAAATAGATAAGATAGTTAAAGCTATTGTAGAAATGAGTGTTGCACTAGGTAGTATTGCTGTTGCGGCTAAAGGTCTACAAATGTTAGGAGCATTAGCATTAGCAGTGGGTGGCGCATTTGCAACACTGGCTGCGGCAACAGCTACACAAACATTTAGATTTATGGCATTCTATCACGTAGTAAAACAAGCTTTGCCGGTGTTTACTAAGGTAGGCAGTGCAGTAGTTTTATTAGGCACTGCCGGTGGAACGCTCGCTGGCAGAATTGTATTATTAACTTCTAAGTTGCAAGGTGCATTGTTTATTCTTAAACAAGTTGGCGTTACTATTGCGCTTTTTGCTACTAAGTTCTTACCTAAATTATTAGGCCCTATAGGTATCATATATGGTGCGTTTGAAGCACTTAGATTAATTATATTGTCGGTCTTCAAAGTTGATATTATTGATGAATTTATAGGCGCTGTAAGTTCTGCATACAATAAATTAAAGGCGTTAGCAGGTTTTGCTCCGGAAGCGTATAAAGGCCCAGATACAGGCGATGAAACAGATAGACTTAAAAAGCGATATCCTGCGCCAAAAATGCCCGGCGGCAAAGACGTTCCTAGTGGTATAGCTAAACAAATTTCAGATGTACAACAGATTACAGAGAACTTTAAAGAACAAAATAAACAGACTAATATAAAATTAGCACTTGAAGCAAGTTTAGTAGGACTATCTGAAGATCAACGTGAAGTAATTCAAGGCATATACGAATTAGAAGAAAAGCGTGTTGCCGCAATAACACAATTGCAAGATAAACTAGCAAACTTAACACCGGATGAAAAGAAGCTTGGACTAGCTAAAGAAATTACAGCACAGATTGAAGCAGTCAACAAAGAGTATGGTGTGCAACAAGGCTTAGTTGTTAGTTACATTGAAAAAGCACAATCAGCAAGAATGATTGAAAAAGACCGAGCTAATACGCTTGAGTTGATTACGCAACAAATGCAACTTCAACAAGAACTTGCCGGCACAACTAGTGGCATTCACGGCGATATCGCTAGACAGATGCAAGATATTGGTTATAAAAACGCACAACGCGGCCAATCTCCTGCCCAGCAAATGTTGAACGATGTAAATAAAGCAATTGATGAATTCCAAGCGCAAGCCGCGGGTAAAATTATGTCTGTGTTTGAAACAGAAGATGGTTTTAGAAACATACAGCAGATGAATAGTGAATTAGAAATAATGTATGCTAAGAGCGAAGCATTACGCAAAGTTAAACAAGTTGATGCATTGCAAAGTCGTGATTGGGCTACAGGATGGCAAGATGCATTTGATAGTTACTTAGATAATGCAACCAATGCATATAAAATTGCTGGTGAACAGTTTGCTGTAGTTACACAGGGTATGAACAGTGCAATCGACAAGTTTGTCGATACAGGTAAAATGAGCTTTGGTGATTTTGCTACAAGTGTTATCAAAGATTTATTAAAGATTGAATTAAGAACACAAGCGGCAATGGCAATGTCAGCCTTTAAAGGTGCTGGTGGTGCTGGTGGTATATTGAGTACGATTGGAAGCTTCTTCGGTGGCTTCTTTGCAGGTGGTGGTCAGCCTCCAGTAGGTAAAGCAAGCATTGTTGGCGAGAACGGACCTGAGCTGTTCGTACCCAAGACAGCAGGAACAATCGTACCTAATGGCGGCGGTGGCGGATCGGGTGGTGGCGGTAATACATATATTACAAACAATATAAGCGCAATGGATGCTAAATCAGTTGCACAATTGTTTGCAGAAAATCGTAAAGCACTATTTGGAACAGTAGAGCTTGCAAGAAAAGAAGTATCATACGGAGTAAGATAAGAAATGGCCGGATTACAAACAATTATTAACAAGTGCAACGGTCTAGCAATAGATCGCCGCAAAGTTGTTGGCATACAGTTTACACGAAACGAAATACCACGTGTAAGTCAAACACCAACTAAGAATCCCTGGAAATTTACATTAGATATGCCAACTAGTTTAAGATATTATGAATGGCGCAGTTTGATGGAAGCATTAGATACATTAGATCGAATTACACCAGAAGTAATCACATTTAGTAACGTTCCTCAGTTAAGCTGGATATATAAATATCAAGGTGCGTTAAATCAAACTCAATTAAATGGACTGACTGTATCATCTTTTATAGGAAATCAATTAGTGCTAAATGGTTTGCCTGCAGTTGGCTCAGGTACAGTATTGTTTGAACCAAATGATTTAATTCAGATTGGATCTAGTGGTGTTAATCCTTATCCATATACAAGTACGACACAAGTATTGCGTGGTAGTGGAGGAACTGTAACAGTAACAACTAGCAGACCAAATATTATTACAGCTGGTGTAGGCGGGCAAGGTATTATTGTTGGTAACAATTGCCAGTTCAATATGTTTTGCCCTAATATGCCTACGTACAAGTTGATACCAGGCGGCTACGCCGGTAGTGGTACAACAACTACTAACAACGCAATATTAGAATGGTCTGATAGCTTTCAGTTATACGAATTTGTTGGAGCCGCGTAATGGAAAATATTTCAGCAGTTGCCAATAATAAACCATTAGTAAACAATGCAGAGTTTGTAAGATTAACTATATACGATGATATTACTCCTGTAGTAGCTACTAGTATTGTAGCTAACACGGCATATGAAATTAAAGTTGCTGGTACTACAAATTGGACAAGTATAGGTGCACCAAGTAATACTGTGGGCACTGTATTTTTAGCTAATGCTACTGGATCTGGTAATGGTACAGCGTATGAAGTTGAAGTTCATACTTTTAGCAGTGCTTATCAGTTTCAAACAATTAATAATCAAATTTATACGCCGCTTGGCGGCTTAATGGCTGTTGGTCAACAACAGCGTGATATGCGTGTTACGTCAGCAGACACTAGCGTAAGCATTAGCGGCATACCAACATATACAAATGTAGCTACTGTATTAGATACAAAAATTCGCGGTAGTAAATTAGAAATCACTAGAGGATTTTATGGTGGTGATGGCAATGTTGCTAATAATTATGTATTGACTAGCACTGCACAACGCTTTACTGGTATTGTAACTAACTATGCTATTACAGAAGATAGGCAAGAAAGTGATGATAACTTTACTGTTGTATTAAATGCAAGTTCATATAAAAGTGTACTAGAAAATCGCATATCTGGTAGAAAAACTAATCCAGTTAGCTGGAAAGAATACGATCCAACAGATACGAGTATGGACCAAATATATTCGTTAGCGGATCAATGGTTTGATTTTGGTGGTAAGCCACTAACAGGCACAACAACAACAAGTCAAGCAAGTTCAACAACGTCAGTTACTCAAACAACAGACGCATACGTACAGGAGCAACCATAATGGGATGGTTTAAGAAAGCATTAGGATGGGCCGCAGTAATTACTGCCGCATTTGTAACCTTTGGTGGTTCATTAGCTGTTGCTGGAGCTTGGCTAACAAGCGGCAGTATCGGTGCTATGGTAGCAAGAACGGTATTAGCTATTGGTATAAGCAAATTAGTAGGCAATAGAGCTGGAACAAAAGCCGCAGGCGGTGATGCCCCTAGTGCTCGTTTTCAGTTAACTCCTAGTACTATAAACAAAGTGCCTCTATTATATGGCTCTGGTTATTATGGCAGTGTAATGGTTGATGCTATTATTAGCACAGATAACAAAACAATGTGGTATGTAATGGCGTGTGCAGAAGCTACAGATACTGGTACGATTAGTTTCGGTGATATGTACATCGATAATAGATTGATTACATTTGATGGTGTAGATCAAACAAAAGTTGTTAGTTTAACTAATAACGCAAATCCTCCGCAGGTTGATACTACTATTGCTGGCAATATGTATGTCTATAAATTTAACGATGGTTCTAGTAGTGGAGTCAACACCGCACAAACAGCTATACAGATTTTACAAGATCCTGATATACCATTGGCTAGACAATGGACAAGTACAAATACAATGACTGATACTGCATTTGTTATTGTAAAATTGATTTACAATCCAGATAAACAGGTTGTTCGATTAGGAGAATTAAAAACACAAATAATCAATACACTTGATAAGCCTGGTGACGTATTGCTTGATTATATGCAAAACACAAGATATGGCTGTTCTATTCCGTTAAGTCAAATTGATACAGCTAGTTTAACTGCATTAAACACTTACAGTGACGAATTAATTACGTACACACCTGATACTGGTGGTAGTGCTACACAAGCAAGATATCGCATTAATGGACCAATTGATTTAAGTACTAACTGTTTAAGTAATTTACAGGGGCTTGCTGATGCGTGTGATAGTTGGATACAGTACAGTGAATTAACTGGTAAATGGAAAGTTGTTATTAACAAGCCATATACTGGCAGTTTAGGAAGTTTATACAGTGTTGATAGCAGTGTACTGATTGGTGGCATTGATATAACTCCTATTGACTTAAATCAAACTTATAACAGCATCGAAGTTCAATTTCCTAGCAGTGTAATTAAGGATCAAACAGTTGTAAGAGTAGTTGATTTAACTGATCCAACAACAGATTGGTATGAACCAACACTATTAAGTCCTAATGAACCAAATAACAGATTGACTATTCAATATCAAGTTGTTAACAATTATGTACAGGCAGTGTATCTTGGTGTACGTAGATTGCTACAAAGTAGAGAAGATTTAATCATTAACTGTAATTTAGATTACAGTGGTATACAAATTGAAGCAGGAGATGTTGTACGTGTTACATTAGCAGAGTATGGTTGGGCGGATAAACTATTTCGTGTAAGCAGTGTTTCTGAAATCAAAAAAGAAGATGGCAATCTAGGTGCAAGTATAACTGCTTTTGAATATAACGGTACGATATACAACGATCAAGCTATACAAGATTATGTGCCAGAAGATAACACTGGATTAAACGATCCTAATATATTCGATCAACCATCTACACCTATTGTAGCAGATGGATCAGCTACTCCTGGTTCTACTAACTATTTTACTGTAACTAGTACTGTACCACCAGTAGGTTCTACGCTGTATATGGATTTTAACTATGGTTTTTCTAGTAATGTAGAAACTCATACTAGTTATTCAACTGTATCTAGAGGCGATAGCACAATATATCCTGCAAATACAACGTTATCAATTAACGTTGCAGATTTAAGCGCAGGTAATTACTATTGGTCAACTACTGCTAGAAATATGTTTGCTGGTAGACAAAGTAATAGTTCTAATGTATATGCTTGGGGTGGACCAAGTATAACTCCATATAGTAATGTAGAATTCATTTGTGCAAGTAGCAGTGGCAATCTTATAACAGTAGCTCCAAATACTGCAAACGTTGTTATAGGTCAAATAGTAACAGTAACTGGTGGAGTTGGAGCAGTAGCCGCAAATACAGTAGTATCTAATGTTAACAGCAATGTTACGTTTACTATTAATCCAGCTCCAACAACTCCGTTTGTTTGTGCTAATCTATTACTAACTGGCGGTGGCATTACATCTAATCAAATTGCTAATGGTGCAATTACAGTTGGTAAGATTGCTAATGGTGCAGTTATAGCAGGTACTCTTGCTAATGGCGCTGTTACTGTAGGCGTACTTGCTAATGGTTGCGTTGTGTTTGGATCTATTGCCGCTAATGCGATCTCTGCTAATACAATTCAAGCAAATGCTATTACAGCAGGCACAATAGCCGCTAACGCAATTACAGCAGGCACAATAGCGGCTAATGCTATTACAGCTGGAACTATTGCCGCAAATGCTATTACTGCTAATACTATTGCGGCTAACGCAGTAACAGCCGGCACGATTGCCGCTAATGCAATTACTGCTGGTTCAATAGCCGCTAATGCAGTAACAGCAAATACAATTGCGGCAAACGCAATTACTGCAGGCACGATAGCGGCAAACGCTGTAACTGCTAACACAATTCAAGCTAACTCAATTGACGCTAGTAAAGTTCAAGCGTTTACATTAACTAGTGGTCAAATAGCGGCCGGTGGTATTGTTGCATCAAGTATTGCGGCTAATACAATTACATTTGAGAATTTAGTTATTGGTGCTGTAACACAAAGTAGGTCAACATTAAGTGATCCTATTGTAAAACCAATACCATTTACTAATATTACTGGCACGTGGCCAAACAATACACGATGCGTTGTACCAGCTGGTGGTGTAACTATCATACCAAGTACAGACCCACAAAGTAGTGCTAACTCAGAGTACACTGAAGGTAGTAGAATACAAGTTGGTTATAGTGTAAAGATGTATGTAGATCCGGGCAATGTTGCTAACGCAAGTCAAAACTGGGACGATTACAATCTTGTAGAGGTATGGAAATCAGGTGCAAGTAGTGTATTTGATAGAGGTTTTAATACGATACGACAAGCATATGATATTACTGCTAATGCAACAAGTGCAAGCAATCAACAATTACACGCATTAGGATATTCGCCAGGTGGCTCAGATTTGTATAGTGGTGATGGTGGAAATGTTTGGCAAATATACAATGGTAATAGCACAAGCAAGACTATTACTGGTGCTATGAGTTATGCTTCAACTACATTTTCAAGTTATCCAAGATATGTACAAAGTGGTTGTGTAGGACCTTTTCAGACTCCTGACTCGGGTACAGTAAACAGTGGTCTTGGTAGTCGTCAAGGTTCTAATCCTGCTCCTATCGTATGGGATCAGAACAACGGCACTGATGCTGTAAGATATCGCACATCAGCAAATAGCGCAATAACTGTTGGCTATCAAAATGATTTTTTAAGTATGGAGTTTACGCCACATACTGCTGGTAATGGATATCCATACACAAGTGCTAATGCAGGTTATATATTTACAGGTACTAATGGTGATATCTTTTATAGCCCTACAGTTTTTGCTCCTAATGAGAACACAACAAGTGTTATGCGTAAAGAGAACGTACCAAATCTAATTAAAGATATGAATGCAAGTTATAGTGGCCCAGTATCTGGCACTACATATCTC